CGCTCGCGCGGGGATTGGCCAGCCTTGGGTGTGAGCTCAAGCAGGCGGGCAGCGACGCGGGCATGCGTTTCCTGCTTCAGGCGCAGCGCGGTCTTGGCGCGGTGGAACCAGTCGGCATCGAGCGCCTGTTTGTGGGCCTGGCGACGCAGGTCGGCGGTGGCAATCTGCACGCGAATGGACGCCATCTCGCTTTGCAGCGTGGCCAGCGCTGCCCGGCACGCTTGTGCGGTGTCGGGCAACGCTGCCGTGGCCGAGGTGAAATGCAGTTCGGTCATGGCAGTTGTCTCCTTACGCCTGGCGCTGCCAGGGCAGACCGCTCGGGATGGGTGAAACTGGGGCGGCTGAGACTGCGGCGGCTGCCGGGGTAACCGCAGCAACTGGTGCAGCAGAACGAACTGGCGGCGCCGCCGGTGCAGGGGTGCTGGCGTAGCTGGCTGGGGTACGCTGGGTGGGTGCCGTGGGTGCTCCGGCGTTTCTGGGCAGGTAGCGGATCGAGTTGCTCTCACCGTACTGCCCCTTGGGTGGGCGCACCCGCACATCGGCAATCAGCGGGATCAGGTGCAGTTGCTCGGAGTTGCTGACCTGCATCTGGCCGGTGGCGCGGCAGATGGATGACAGGGTGCGGGTGGCCATGTCCACCGCATCCGGGTTGTCATTGACCAGATTGAGCCGGTCAAAGAGTTTGCGACCGGCAAGCTGGCCTTCCAGGATGTCGAGTTCCAGAAACAGGTACTGGCCGCGACCGTCTTTGGTCGGGCGCATCTCGCTGGCGACGATCTGGATCAGGTACTTGCCAGCGGGAATGACATCGTAGTTGCTGGGCTCAACGGTGTTGGCATCAAAGGTTTGGGCAAACATGGCCATGGTGTGTTCTCCTGGTTCAAGCGTTGGGCGTGTTGGGGGTGTTGGGGGCGGTCGGTGCAGTCATCAGCAGCGGTTGGATGGCTTCGGGCATGGCCTGGGCGAAGGCGCTCCAGTCCAGTGGCAAGGTGTCGGGCAGGCCATAGCGGTTTTTGGCCAGAAACGCCGGGCGCTCGGTGGTGTGCAGCACCCGCTCGCCCGATCCCACCGCACGGCTGACCTTTTTGTTGAAGCCGACATCGGCCTTGACAGTGGAAATCCGGTAGTTGGCAAACAGCACGATGTCCGAGTGCTCTTGCACCAGGGCGGCGGCGCGGGCGTGCAGCTTGATCGTGTAGCGGTCGTAGGGGTCGTGCTCCGGGCTGTCAAAGCGGCGGATGTCGGTGTGGGCGAGCTGGATGATGGTCATCCCCTTGTCGTCACGCAGGGCGTTGAGGCCATCGATGTACTGGCGCCAAAGGTTGAGTGCCGCGACATAGCCCTTGCCATAGCCCGCATCCTCGATGCTGGTCCAGCCGTTGTCGCGGCAGACTTTGGCCCAGATCAGGGATTCGAGCCAGTCGAGCGAGTCGATGACGCAGGTCTTGAACTCATGCGGCTCGGTGTAGAGCGCCACCAGCGCGCCGATCACACCCTCGAAGCTGCCTGCCAGCGGAAAGTGGGCGCACGCCAGCGTGCCCAGGCCGTCTTCGGTTTGCACGAACACCGGGCTGGGGGCCTGGGCGGCGAAGGTGGTCTTGCCGATACCGTGCACGCCGTAGATCGTCATGATCGGGGGTTTGGGGTACGCGGTGCGTATGAGTTGGTTGAGTGAGATGGCCATTACTGGACTCCTTGAGTTGAGGGGGTGGATGGGGTGGATGGGGTGATGGAGGGGGTGGGAGCGGACTGGCGCTCGATGGCGGCAAACACCGGGGTGTTGCCCTCGCAACCGGCGGCAACGGCGCAGCGATACAGCTCGCCCAGTAACTGCAACTCCTGGATGTCCAGCAGCAGCGCGTTCTTGCGGGTTTGCAGGTGCGCCTCCAGTTCTTGGCGCGTGACCAGGTCAAGGCGTTTGAACAGTTCGTTGCCGTCTTCGTCCTCGTCTGGCGGTGTTGGTAGTTCGATGCATGGCGGCAGGTGGCTGCGCAGCTGCGCCCAGGGCAGGGAGATGGGCTGGGCAAGCAGGGATTCGAGGCAGTTCATCACTTGCCCTCCCCTGCGGTGTCCAGGCGGCGCAGCACGAACTTCGGTGCCTTGGGTGTGACGGTGCGCAGGGCTTCAAAGGGCGCGCGCAGGGTTTGCGGCCAGGCTTTGAATTTGGTCTCGCTGACGCTGTACTTGATCTCGACGTATTCGCGGGGATCGCCGCCAGCTTCAGCGATCTTGGCGACCAGCTCGGAGAGGCCCTTGGGCTCGTATTTGGCGTCCTTGCCGATCTCGACGGTGATGTCGAAGCCGTCGTCCTGGATGTGGGTGGTGCCGGTGTCCTGGCCTTTGGCGAGGAGTTGCGCTTTGGCCTGTTCGCCGTAGCGCATCTCCAGCCCGGTCTGCACCGTGGCGGCCAGGGTGGCCAGTTCGGACTTGGCATCAAGGATAAAGCGCTGCAGCGCGCTGACGTTGTCCAGCGGCAGGTCACGGATGACCTGGGCCGAGAGATCGAGGTAGGGAATCGGCAGACGGATGCCTGCGGTCTGCATGGCTGCCGAGAGCGGGGTGAGTGCGCCAGTTGGCGTTGTGGTGGCCGCAGTGGCCGTGGCCGCGCCAAAGCGTTCAACCCGTGTGTGCAAATTTGAAGATGAAGTTGTCATGGTCATCCTCCGTTCAGTGCGTACGGGTTGGTAACGCCACTGCCCCGGCAGGCAGTAAGGGGCTGGCCGAGCGCAGAGCCAGATAGCGGTAGTGGTCATCACCGAGCTTGATGCTGAACAAATGCACAAGGCCGAGTTCGCAGGCGACCCAGGCACGGCGCGCCACCGCGTGCAGACTGTTGCGCTCCTTGGGCGGCAAGGCACTGGCGACCTCGGAGCGGTCACGCAGCAAGAGGCCTTCGTGGTATTGAATGGATTCGCCGACACGGGCATCTGCGATCCAGTCGCACAACTGGGCCTCGGTCAAAGGGCGGCGGGGAACGGCGCAAGCGCCGACGCTAAAAAGCGTCATGGCGACAATAGGTGTGATGGCAGCGATGGGTGGCGTAGGCGGCGACACAGCAGAAGTGGTGGAACAGGAAGTCATGGCAAGCACAGAAAGTTCTCCTGGTAGTAAGAGGACATGCCTCAAATCAACGCCAGCACTTGGCACTGCAGGTTTTGCAGGCTTCGCAGAAATCCGGCGTCTTAAAGGTTCTTACCGGGGGAGGAGGTTTTTTTCTCAGGGCACTCGTTGGGCTTGCTCAGGCTGCTGCGCGCAGGCCGAACATGCGCAGGTGCATCTTGAGTTCACCGACGCGGCGGTAGAAGGTGGCGGGCGAGTTGCCATTGGCCTGACACGCCAGCGGAAGGTCTTGATGACACTGGAGTTCACCCAAGAGTCCACGTTGCTGCGGGTTCATGAAACTGACCGCCGTCTGCAGGTCATGCAGCGTGTCGCTGTCGGCAAACAGGTCCTGGTCGTCGACCCACACAGGCACCAGGGCGGTGTCGGTCGGATCAGGGTCGTCGGTGGACGGGTCGTTGGCGGCGTCTTTGGCATGGCTGCCAAAAAAGCACAGACGCGTTCTGTCTTTGATCAGCCGATCGAGCAGTTCCACCGAACGGTGGTGTGAGACCACGCCGGTGTAGGTATTGGGGCAGCCCTTGGCCGGGTCAAATTGGGATTCGTGTTCGAGCAGGTCGAGGATCAGTTCCTGCTGCAGGTCTTCGCGGTCAGCGGGTGAAAGGCCGAAGCGGCTGGCTACGTGGTAGGTGCGGGTGGCGGCCGCAGCCAAGGTGGCTTGGAGGTAGGGTGAATTGGCGCTGGGATGCGACATGGAAGCACTCCGTCATAGTTGGGGTGCTCCTTATTCTGGTCACATGAATTTTTTATATGCCAGCGTGTTCCCAAACATTTCCCAGGAATATCCCAGTGAGTTGGTTCATTGACCTGACCTCATAATAAAAATGACGACAGGGTCAGTTTGCGTCTGCCTCAGCCAATGCATTGAGCCCGATATTGAGTTCCCAGAAGCGTGGCCGCTCCCCTGCGCCAACCGGTCGGATGTACGTCGTCCAGCACGGATCGTCCTTGAAGCGCTCACGCACGGTGCGCGTTCCACCGATGTCCGCAGTCGCCTCGGCATTGCTGCATTTGCGCTTACCCGAGTTCCACGCATCAACCAGCACAGCCACCGTTGCGACAGTCTCTGCCTTCGTGAGCGTCCATGGGTCTGGCCACGGTCCGATCAACACGGCCGATGAACTGGAATTTTGAATCAGCGCAGGTTTGTCTGCGGCGGCATGGACACCTCGCCAACGGCGCACTTCATTCTCGATGCGCGACAACTCCAGATGTACGCCAGGCACCGTCTGATCAAGCAGCGCATGGATCGCCACGGTCAGACTGGGGCCAAGAAAGCGGCGTGTCGGCTTGGCCGTGGTGGTCAGTGTCACGCCCAGCCCCAGGTTTTGTTTACGAATCTCCAGATCGGTTTTTTCAGCGACGGACTCGTCGTGCAGTCCGCTGGCCAGATACACCGGCAAACGCACGTCGCCCATTATGTAGTTGCCCAGGAAATACGGCTCGCGCGCATCAGTTGAGAGCGGCTGATCGACCAAGGCATCCGACAGCAGTTCAGAGAGCCGCTCGCGCAGGTAGGCTTTATCGATGCCGTATTTGCGCAAGCCCATCTCATCAATCGGGTACTTTTCGTTGTCGACTTCGTCGTAAGCCCACGTATGGCTGCTGTCACTTTTTACCGGCAACCGGCGTTGAACGGGGGCACCATCTTCATCGTTGACCTGAAGCACGATGTGGCTGGCGTAGTCCTTGAGAGTCAGCAAGCCCTTTTTGACCAGCAGTTGCGCGTCCAACTGTAAGCTGCGTAGCAAGTGGCCATCAACCTCTTTTGAATTCAAATCGAGCAATTGCAACTCTGCCAGGAAGATCGCCAGGTCTTCGCCGATAGGTGCTGGCTTGATGCGATTCATCACGCCCAGCGCTGTCAGGATCGCCTCACCGCAACTGCGCAACTTGGGGTCCCGGATGGTCAATAAATTGGATGTTCCTCGGTGACCGACGGTGATATCGAGCGCCCGGGTTGTTTCCTCGCCATCAAAACGCACCACAAACGACAGCTTCACTTCTTTAAGTGAGCGACCCAGCAAGACTGGGTTGCGATCACCAAAGTGGGTCCTGGCCAGTTGCCAAAGGTTGTCGCTGTTGGCCAGTTCAATCGACACGCTGTGGCGGGTGTGGCCAAGGCTCATCTCCATTGCCGCGACCCAGGCTTCCTCAATAACAATGCCGGGCACTTGCCCTTTTGTCTTGATATTCATGTCGGCGCGAAACATCGACAAGTCGTAGGTCACAGCATCGACTGGCTCGCGGGACAAGACTTGCTCGAATCCGATTTCAGAGAACTTTTTTGCCAAATCTTCGGCTATCTTCTGGCGCGATGACAGCACATGGACTTTGTTTTGTGCGCGGTCGTACACAAGTGTCGCTTCCAGCGCTGGCACATAGGTCAGCAAGTCGCGGTGCGATTCTTTTATTTGCCGCAATGTGCGCATCTTGCCCGGGTGATACACCACCAGGTAGTTCAGAAGCTGAACGCTGCCCGCTTCCTCGGTTTCCATTTCAAAGTGAATGATTTCACAATTGAGCTTCTCTTCTGGACTGAGCAACAGCACCGTACTGACCGCTTCATGAAGTTTGTGTTCGATCTCGTCAGTCCAATGAAATGGTCGGTGCGTACCACCGCTCACAGCGAAACCGTAAAATTTTTCATGCCCATGAAAATGGTAGGTCAGGAAAATCGTCTCGATCTGATTGAAAACATCCGAGGCATGTATCCGCAACCAAATGAGCCGTGTCATTGCGTCTGCCCGCGCATCAAATTCAGCGAGCAATGGGTGCTCTTTAAGCTCAAGAGTCGAATAAGCGTACTCGAGTAACTTTTCTGTTTTGAAGCGCGATAGAGCCAACAGGCGCGTTGCCTCTTGGTCGGCCATCGCAACATCAGCAGACGGCGAATAATGGGTCAGGTTGTTCAACAGCGCTATGCGGGCCTCTGCGTCTGGCAAGCTCGTATCGATCGTTTTTAGGCAGAAAAACTTATCGATAACAGCCAGCTGCGCAATGGTGGGCATGGGTGCCGACTCCAAAAGGTCGACGAGATGTTTTCCATTTTTAAGTGATTTCGAGCGCGCCATCCTCAACCTTTCAACTTGTTTTGTACATTATTACAAAGGCTGCGCGCCATGAAAACCGAACCCCCACCTCCCCCACACCCACTACGCCGATCACCAGCGCATCCGGGTCACCGACGTGCAAGTAGGCACCATCCCCCAGCGGCAGCCAGCCGATGCTCTCGGCGGCCACTTCGGCCAGGAATTGCGCGTCTTCTGCGGTGATGTCTTGATTCATATCGTCCTCAGTGCAGCCAGGCTGCGCTA